CTGGCGAACGGCGTTATAGGCGTCATCGCCAACGACCTTCCCCCAGTACATCGCCAGCATTGCGCAGCTGGAGGAGAAGCACTCGCGGTATCCCTGCCCGCTTTTGTTGTCCAACTGGCTCTGCCACTTCACGTTGAGCGGGTTGCGCACCAAGGCCGCGGCCTTCTGGGTCCGGTACTCCTCCACCCATTCAGCGGTGTCGGTGAGCAGCCCAGGGTCGGCCTGCTTGATCTGCTGCCCCAGCTTGACGATCCCCTTCACCTGATGCTCAAGGCCCTTGAAGCTCTCCCAGAAATCCAGCCACTTCTGGTCTGTGAACTGCACATCTTGGATGGGCATGATGGGGGGAACTCTCCACCCATGTAACCGTGGCAGACCTCGCCAAGGAACTCGAAGAGCTCCATTCCTCCGTGGTCCGCACGGTGCGAGAGCGCATTGATCGCGGCGGCGTTGACGAGGAGGGCAACCTGGTGCCCACCAGCAACGACGATCTGCGCGTTGCCCTGCAGCTGCTCAAGCAGAACAGCATCACCGCCAACCTGGCCGAGAGCGACACCGCCAAGCTCCGCTCGAGGATGGCCAGCAAGCTCGACTTCTCGGCGCTCAAGGACAAGCCCAACGTGGTGCCCATGGTCCGCTCAGACGATGCGGCTACCGCTTGACCCCGCCGAACGCTTTGCCCTTGGGTTGCGGCTTCCAGCCCAGCGCCAGGGCATCAATGTTGGCCCCCGTCTCGTCGAACCACGCTTGCAGCATCGTCTCCTGGAGCTCGTCTTGACGGGCGGCCTTGGCCTTCTCCTGATCCTGGGCGGCAGCATCGGTGAAGAACTTGACCCCCAGCGCCAGGGCATCAATCCGGTCGTCAAAGGTCAGTGACCCCCGATCCACCGTGATGCGGCTCAGCTGGTACATCAGCGAGCGCTGGTGCCCCGTCTCCGGGTCCCGCTCAGCATCGTGGTAGTCCCGGCGGATCAGCTCGCTGCTCACCACCAGCCGGTGCTGCTGCACCAGGGGGGCGAGGGTGTCCACGATCCGGCGTTCCTTCTGCTGGCTGACGCGCACCTCCTCGATCGACACCGGATGCACCCTCGCCATCGCCGGTGACAGCAGGGCCGTAAACATGCCATCGCCCATGTTGCTCTCTGCCACGCAGTAGCTGACCTTCCAGCGCTTGGCGATGCCGGCCAGCATCGTCAACACCTCCGGCTCATAACCGCGCGTGGTGCCGCCGGATTCGAGCAGGAAGAAGTTGCCGTTCAGTTCCGCGATCACGGCCCAGGCCAGCTCGTCGCTGCCGCGGCCGGAGGGGTCGATCGCCAGCACGCACCTCCAGGTCTCCTCCTGCGGAACCCAGCCCTTCACCACCGCCGGACGGTGGTAGTAGCGATCGGCGCCCAGGCCCACGCATAGCAGCTCCTGGATGCGCTGCTCTGGCGCCGAGGCCCACACCACCACCTCGGGCAGGGCCTTGCCGTCCAGGTCCATCACCAGCAGATCGCCCAGGCGGATCGGGTAGCGATCCAGGGTGCTCAGCCGGCAGTTCAGCTGGTACTGCAGCTGCACCGCCGCCCGGGTCATCCGGGTCTCGCGCTTCAGCAGCTCATGGTGGCCAAAGCGCTCAGGATCGGTCGGGTCCCCCGCCACGGCCGGGTTGTCCTGCACCGTCTCGGCGATGGCCGGCGCCAGGTTCCCCTCGTAGCAGTCCCATTCATCCGGGTCGCTGGGGTCCGGGAACCGTGCTGGCCAGAACCGGATGGCGTAGTTCCGTTCACGCACCAGGCGTAGGTACAGCGAGCTTTCAAGGTGCGGAGTTCCCAGATACCGGATCTGTCTTGGGAAGATCTGCCGTACCCCGCCCTGGGTGTAGTCCCTAGGTGCGCTGGGGTCGAACCCTGGGTCATCGGGCTTGATGATCGCCTCCAGCTCGGTGACGGCCTGGGCCAGCCGTTCCTGCTTCAACGGCGTGATCGAGTTGTTCAGCGTCTCGATGTCGTCCGGCAGCGCCAGCGTGCAGCGCTTCCCCGTCAGCGATGGAGACAGGATTCCCACAGTGCGGACACTCGGGCTCTGGTCGATCACCGCAGGGCCCACGTCAAAGGCCTTAATCGAAGAGCGGCCATCAGGCCGCGGCTCCAGGCAACGCAGGATGTCCACATCCCGGATGCAACGCGCCATGAACGTGGCGACTTCCTCGGCCTTCTCTGCTGTTGCAGCAGGGATCAGGATCTTCTCGGTGAACGGGTCATGGCGCAATCGCCACAGGGCATAGCCACCGGATTCAAACGATTTGCCCAGGCCGCGGTAGGCCGTTGTGATCGAACGATCAGGGCCGGTTTCCAGCCAATCCGCCACCTCTAACTGCCGGATGGTTGGTGTGTCCGCCAGGTTCAGTTCCCGCAGCAGGTAGCAGAGGAAATGAGGAAACGGCCAGAGTTCCGGTGGCAATGGCTCCCAAGACATCAAGAGAGCCCTCCCACATCCGAAGACGCAGAAGGGCTCTCCCAACAACCACCACCAGACAAGAGATCTGGCAGTGAGCCTCCCAGCACCACCTGGGTGAGCATGGCAACTTTAGCTGTCGACAAAGGCCTCGTTCACTTGCGGCGTGGCGGGGTCATCCCCCTGAAACTGGCCCTTCTTGGTGCGCGCACGCGTCTTTGTGGATGCCGGCGTTGGGGCAGGACAAGCAATTCCACAAACCGGAACCAGAGCGGCTTCAGCAGCGGCCACAACATCTTCAGGGACATCACTTCCGTAGTGCTGTAGGCCAAGACGAATCCGCTCGTCATTGGTGACATACATGGGTGGAGAGCAGATAAGGAAAGCGTACCCAGTCAGCAGATGTCATTCCAGTGAATCAGTGAATTGTTGCCAGAGATGGCCGCGGCGCGAGGGGCCGCCGACTGAAGCGAGGAAAGGGTTGATGAGGAAGTAGGCCTCGCCGGTGCGTCGATCAATGATGCGCCGGACCAAGTTCTCCTTGCGCAAGCGGGTGATGGCGCTTACTGCCACTGGCAGCTTCACGTTCAACCGTTCGGCGATGTATTTGGTTGAGACATGGGCTCTTCCACTGCGCCAGTTGACGTAGTTGAGCAGGACCAGGAAGACCGCGGCATCCCGCAGCTCCAGCCTCCGTTCACCCAGCAGGGCAATGGTCGAATCGAGATCGCGTTGGTGGACCATCACGAAGTTCTCGTCACCGTCTTCTCTAGGCTTCATGCAGTCAGTACCGGTGCTGCTGACGGACCTGACTCCTAGGAGTGGACACCTAGGAGTGAATTGCCCCTTCTGGACGCGACCCAGTGGGGGCAATGGGTCTGGACAAGCCCAGATTAACCCTAGAGCAACACAGGTGGAGAGCATCCCCTCTCGCCATTGCCCCCCTCAACAGCTCCTCTGATTTCTCTCTGGTGGGAGATCGAAATCCAAGGGCACCTAGCCCCAACCTGCGACAGCCCAACAGCCCCGCCTGTCGAGTCGAGCTGCGCTCTCCTGCCAAGCAGCCCCCTCACGCAAACAGCCCGGGGTGAACTCCTCTGCAGACCTGGTGCCCTTTTCCCGTTTTTGGGTCGCGTCTTGTGGGGGTGTATCCCTGACGCGCGCCGGCCAGCTCCCCCCCGTGGCCCCTGATCGCCTCCTGAGGGCTGCTGGAGGGGCGTGAGGGGGTTGATAGGGGCGAGCCGTTGGGAGGGCCTTCCTGGGCCTTCTGGGGCCTGCTGCGTGGTGTTGGTGCAGCGGCGCCGGGTGCGCGCAGGGCTGGCCCTGCTGGTGGCTGGTGTTCTTGCGGATTGCTGATCCGCTGGCCGTGGTGGTGGGCAACTGGTGGCGATCGCTGGCCCTAGGTGCTGGGGCAGGCGGCAGGTGCTGGCCACCGCTGGCGGCGTGCTGGGCACTAAGGGAGGATGAGCGTTTTTATGAAGAATTGTTACAGAGTGAGAGCATCGCCGCCCCCGCTTATTTCTCACCTGTGGAGAGCTCGTGCTAGGAAGGGTGAACTGTTCGCCACGTGTGGTGAGCAGATCCAACAACCACCACTGGATTGATCTGATGACGAGCGCGACTGAGTTGATGACCAAGACCGCGGGCGAGCTGCAGGTGTTGGCGCGTGCTGGGGAGGGGGAGGCAACGATCGGGTGCCTACCTGCGCAGGTGCTGTATGTGGCTGCGCAGTTCGCCAGTCGGGATGAGACCAAACAGGCGTTGCAGCTGATCAGCGTTCGCCGTAGTGGCGAGGGCGAGATCACGATCGAGAGCACCGATGGGCACCGGGCATTTCGGTTCCGTCTGCCAGCTGGCGAGCATTGGTATCTCGAGCGTGATCAGCTGCTGCTGAATGCTGCGAGCTTCCGGAAGCGCATCAGCTACGGGCACTGGGCCCTGGTGAACGAGCGCGGCGTGGTGG